ACCACCAAATACCATAGAGTTCTCGCAATACGAATTATAAGCGCCAGCAAACGCTTGAAAAGCCCAACTCATATTGATTGAGTTGATAACATCAGACCGGCAATAGACTGTGTTGTCTCCTATTTCGCGTCCAGTGTCTAAATATTTGATTGAGCGCCTAGCCTTTAAACCACCAGTGACAATCTCGTCTGTTACTTCCACATTGTCGTGCGGTAAATCACTGTCTAATATAATCTGTGCATGTTTGGTGTACAGGTCTTCGTGATTTTCCAGCGTGTAGCTATCGCTTACTGCTTTTTCACTCATAAGCTTGCCAGTATGTTTATTGATTAGGGCGCGAGATTTTGGCAAAACGTGATCTACTTGGGGACCGTCCCCATAGTTCCTAACAAATACAGGCACCTTTTTGGCAGCGTGTGCAGCAAAAAATGATACATCACGTACATCACTGTGTACGTATTTGTTAAGATAGGACGTAGGCGTCAAGTAATCTTCAAGGTCTACTTGTACCGGATTGGGGGTTTGTGTAGTTAATTCATTCATAACTAAAGTTTCCTGTATGATTTAAAAATCTGCTCCGTATTAAGCCTGTACAGTATGCCCTACTTGCTGATTTGTTTCTACAAAAAAGTTCGGTGCAATGCGTTTTTTTCCACCCTTTATCTTTAACCCAACAATCACGCTTTTTTTATCTAGAAAACGCAGGTCCGATTGATCGCCATCGACCACGGGCCACCCCCTATAAGTTTGAGGTAGATTATCTCTAAATACCATCGCAATTCTTGACATAGGGCCGACATTTTTTGTGTAGTCAAGGCCCGACAATTTTTCTTCGCATTTGTCCCAATTAAAACCATCATAAGAATAAGTAATGTCCCAATTTGCAAGCGGTTTACGTTTGAAGTTTTTTGTGTAGTCATAAAATTGCAAAGTAGGAAACTCAGGGGCTATGCGTTGTGCTAGTCCTAGATCACTTGTGCCGTCTAATCTATATACAGGAATATAACCTGCACGTATAGCACTTGTTGCGGTTGTTTCTATTTCTTCTTTTAGATCAGAAATAAATTTCTTTTTATCTGCAAAGTATCTTCTTGTCTTTTTGATACGTGCAGTTTTTACAGATAACATATTACCCCGTCCTGCAGTCTCTAAACACACTTTTGAACATTCAGCATTGCGCCAATGGCAAACCTCATGCCCTGAAGTATCTGCGGCTGCAAAATATAAAACGTGGGTACGGTATCCGTACTTTTCACCTTTTACAGTTTTAGCGTCATTAGATACAGACAATAGTTTCTGCATGGTTAAACACTCGCTGCAGGATTATCTAAAGTTACGTGTTCATGTCCATCTATTTTTATAGATGTAATATTAGTTACATCTACATTGCGATAACCTTTCGCGTGTACATCATAGACCACAAGATATTTACTAGGGTGTTTATTAGTAACCCTTTCTTTAAAATGTTTTATATGTTTACTAACACCCAAGCGACCGTTAAGTGTGCGAAGTTTTCCATCTGCTTTATAAAATGTGACAGTGAAAAACTTATCTTGAACGAGAGCAGAAATATATCTTTTCTCTATAGAATAGTTAGGATGACGGGGGCGAAATATCTGAAGGGGTTGGGGCATGGCGTGACCTTTAAGAAAAGTTTATGTAAGTAGAAAACGAACCTAGCACGAGCGATTATTCGGTGTCAAACAATTTCTTTTTCTGTGCAGAAGGATATATAATCGTATTCGACAGGCCAGCCGCGAAGCTGGTACGGCGGCTGTAGCCCATAGCCCGAAGAAACCAGTACCATACTAAAAAGTCCGACATTTTTAGAGCGACATTTTTTGTAAATGGGCCGACATTTTTTTAGCCTGTCTCATCGTTCAGCCACTTTTCCATAGTAAGTTTAGTAGCCTTAATAAGTGCATCTTCTATCGACATTCCATCAGCTACTAACTCATCGACAATACTATTATAAGTATCTTCAAGAACACCTTCTTTTTCTAATACACTCACTTAACAAGCCAATCATTCTTATAAGAAGTAGTATTACATGATGGACATTCTGCTACACCCCATGCAAAATTATCTACTATTTCTGCTTCACCACATACAGGGCAATAGATAACTTTACCTGATTTACCTGCCCTTGTATAACGATTGACATTTTTTAGCCCTTCGACAAAATCATCATCAATCTTGTATTTGTCTTGGGTTTCTTTTTTGACATGAGAAAACCCCATAATGTCAAATACCCATTGGAAAAAGTCTTTAGGTAGTTTCATAATCTTCTCCTTTTTATCCATCTAAGATATCATCACCTTCGTATATCTTAGTTATTACCCACCTACCATTATCGGCAAGATGGGGAAACCTTCTAGAGTCACGGTATTTAATTATACCTAACTCTACATCAGTCATCCAAGTCCACTGAAGAGTCTTACCATCATAAGCTCTTTTACTGTATTCGACAATTCTTTTCTTTCTAGGTTTATTTTTCATTATCTGTACTCATAGCTGTAATTATATTCTGCATCAAGCGATGCCCAATGGGACTCATAGGAGTGGTCCCAATTTAGGCACTCGCCTGTTTCCACGTCACGATCAGCAAGGGCTTTAGCCCAATGATCCAAACTGGGTTCATGGTTTAAAGGTAGTTCTTCTTCAAAACCTATCATCATTGATTATCTCTCTCTGGTTTACAGAAATAAACGACAGTTACCCGATTTCTTCACGCCACCCTATCTAAAGGAGTAGTCGGGAGCCACTGCCAAGGCTTTAATCAAGTTTACACCCTTCCATTAACCTGTCTCTAATCCATAGAAAATCATATCCTAAATCATCAGGATAGGGTTTGTCCTCAAACATGCTAGGAGACAAATAAAACTTGTTATCTTTTTCAAGAATAGTTTCCCACTCACCAGACTTTGTATCAAGATAAAGAAGACGGCCCTCTTGGAGTTCAATACAGTCTGCTTCAATCCAATATTGGCGAACAGTAAGCTCTTCTTCAGAAGATAACAATTCATCTCGTAATTGAATATATAAACTCATTGATTATCTCCTTAATCTTTAACATCCCCTGTTTCAGTATTATAATATACAAGCTTAACACCTAGCTTCTTTTGTATATCAGATGTAGACCTGTTGATCATTGTGTTAGGTCGTTTTGCAGTACTTGATCTAAACGACATAGTTTTTACATCTATAAATCTTACCTCACCAGTGTTAGGATTTACAATGACAATATCAATAGGGCCTGTTCCCATTGTCTCATTGTAAACATACCAACCCCTCTGAGTGTAATGTCTCATTACAGAGATTTTAGATAATAGACCTTTTTGATGTGTGTTTTCCATTGTTACCCTATTGCTGTATTATTGATACCAGTGGTTCTCATCCACAGCGGTTGGTTATTAGATTTTTCCCACTTAGCAAACCTAGACTTCTCACCTATGTAGTAAGCCCTATAAGCTTCTACTGTGTCATCCCGTTTGTATTCATCCGGCATACACTGAGGCGGCGGTGTAAACTCTCCGACACCATCTATTTCTTTTGGAATGTTTGCGAGAAAAGCAAGGAGTTTTTCAGAGGCGTGTACCTTTTCGTATCTTACACGATACTCGACACATAAACTACAAAACAAACTGTAGAGCCACTTATAATTAGGTCCAGTTTTTCTGGCCCATACACAAGAAGGGTGGTTAGCGTGGGCAGCTTTATACACACCCTTAGAATCAAGGTTAGAATGATAGACAGACGTATCGTCGTGCCACTGACAACGCCATGCGGTAGACAACATTTGTGCTGATTCGAGAATCATTTTTACAACGTGTTTGTCACAGTGATAATTTGCGGCTATAACTGGATTAGTAGATAGGTAGAATATATTCATAGACCAACGGCCTTGTTGTTGTTGAAAACAGAAGCGCAGCTTACTACGCGCAAAAATAGTAGTCAACAAAAAAAAAGCCCTTGACGTGATTTTTTCCCCATGTTAAAAGGCTTAGTTATAAGCCCGAAACAACCAGTTATATATACTATGAATAATACTATATATTCTTATATAAATACTATCAATGTTAATAAAGGAGAATCTATGAGATTAGATTGTCCTATATGTGATGGTATAAATAGTCTATCTATTACTAATTTTGGTGATGTTACTAAGTTTAATTGTTTTAAAGCATCTTGTAACGTAAAGGGAACTTATAAGAATGACATATCTTCTGAATCATTTTCTAAAGCGAATAGTAGTGAAACTATTAGTCATCAAAATTCTAGGGGGAATAGTTATTCGCCACAGGCTAAGAAAGTTTTACAAAGATATTGGAGAGGTAATGACTTCCCCATTGAACTTATTAATTATCTTACTGTTAATCACTGTCTTCACGCTTATCAAAACAATTCAGCAGACATAAGATACGATTACCAAAAGAACAGGGCTGTGTTTGTCATTAAGAACCACAGAAACGAGGTGATAGATGGCGCAGGGAGGGCGCTGTACGACGGGGCCTTGCCAAAATGGTTTCGATATGGTAGTACTAGGCTCCCTTATGTCTGTGGGAATAAGAAATGTAAACACGCTGTAGTAGTAGAAGATTGTGCATCTGCTACAGCTATATCTAGTTTAGTAACAGGAGTAGCACTGCTTGGTACACATCTTACAGAGGAAGTAGAAGAGGTTCTGTGTGATAAGTTTGATAAAGTTACTGTAGCTCTAGACAAAGATGCTACTATAAAAAGCTTATCTCTTATAAATGAATTAAAATGGAACATAAGTAATCTAGATGTTATAGTCCTCGAAAGGGACTTAAAAATTGAAACCGATATACAAGGAGTTTTAAAACTCAATGATAGAAAAACAAATACTGAAGTTGTCTCTGAATAATGAGACTTACAATAAGATAGCGCACCTTCTAAAGAAGAGCAACTTTCCTAAAGAAGTAGCTACTATACTTGATGTAGTAGAACAATGTCACAAGAACTATGCGCGAGACATCACAACTGAAGAAGTCTTAGCTGTACATAGAGAAAAATATCCTGCTTTAACTGATACAGCTAGAAAGAAAGTAGAAAGAGATATTGTCTCTCTTGATAGAATTGCTATAGGAGATGACATTGCTCTTGATGTTATACATTCTTTCTGGAAAAGAACTAAAGCTAAGACCATAGGTGAAGAAGCTCTAGAGATTTATCTAGGTAATAAGAAAGATGTTGGTAGTCTTTTACGTAACATAAACGAACTTAACGAAAACGATACAAGAATATCTGAAACGTATAAAGTTGTAGATGACGACATAGAAGACTTGTTAAAGTACGTTAACGAGGAACCTGAGTTTGAGTTTCCACCTAGAATACAGACTAGTGTACATGGTGTAAATAGAGGTAATCTAGGTATAATCTTTGCAAGACCAGAGGCAGGTAAAACAACATTTTGTGCTTGGCTTGCGGCAAACTATATAAGCAAGGGTTACAAGGTTGCTTATTGGGCAAACGAAGAAATAGCAAAGGTAGTAAAAACTAGAATTGTTCTTTCTTATATGAGAAGCAGTCCTGCTGAAGCAAAAGAAAAAATGGATGAGGTCAAGGATAAGTTTGTAAATGAGATTAAACCCAACCTATATATGCTTGACTCTGTAGGAACTTCCATACAGGAGATAGAAGAATTTACAACTCGTAATGAAGTTGATATAGTCTTCATTGACCAGCTTGACAAAGTGCGTATAGACGCAGAGTTCTCGCGTGGTGATGAGAGGCTGAAAGAGTTGTACTGTCGTGCCAGAGAGATTGCCAAGAGAAACAACGTAGCTGTATGGGCTGTGTCTCAAGCCAACTACGAGGCACACGGCAGGTCAGAGATAGACTATTCTATGTTAGATAGTTCTCGTACAGGTAAGGCGGGTGAAGCAGATATTATAATTGGAATAGGTGTAGCAGAGGAAGAAAACTACAGAACCATTAAGGTATCCAAGAACAAAGTCAACGGTTGGCATGGCTCCATAGTTATGTACATGGACAGAGAAAGGGTGTTATACGAATGACAACAGTTTGTTTTCTAGATGTAGAAACATCATTTTCTAAAACTGATACAGGTACAGTTTCTTCTCCCTTCTTTGGGCAACAACTTGTTTCTGTAGGGTATCAATTATGGAACATGGCACCGCCCTTTGGCCCCCTCAGAATTGAATCTGAATATATATTCTTTAACCACAACTCAGCCCCTAATTTTGTTGATGGGTTCAAAGTATTACAAGACGCACTGGACAAGACAGATATTTTAGTCGGACATAACATTAAGTTTGACTTAACGTGGCTAAGAGAGTGTGGTTTTAAATACAACAAAAAGTTATACTGCACTATGGTTGCTGAGTATGTGTTGCTTAGAAGTAAGAAGCTACCTCTATCTCTTGCTGAGTGCTGTAAGCGTAGAGGCATACAGGAAAAGAACGCACATATATTAGATGAATATATATCTAAAGATGTTTCGTTTGAGGACATACCACCAGAGATCGTAGAAGAGTACGGTGCAAACGATGTTGAGATAGCCAAGCAACTTGCAGACCATCAACTAAGAAGTTTTAAATTTACTTGGTTGACGTATCACAACGATCCTGTACCTGCAAGTATAGAGCAAGGTCTTATATCTACACTTAGTCTAAGTAACGATCTTACTAATGTTCTTACTGATGTAGAGAGAAACGGTATAAAAATATCTAATCGTAATCTACGCAGAATTAAACTTGCGTATGAAGAAGAGTATGCAAGCCTTGGTGAAGACTTACAAAAAATAATTGAACAGGTCATGGGTGACACTCCTATAAACTTAGATAGCCCTGACGATAGGAGCTTACTGTTCTACTCCAGAAAAGTATTAGATAAAAAGAAATGGAAGGAATCTTTTAATCTAGGTTGGGAACTAAACGGTAACGCCAAGCGCCAGAAGTTTCGTAGAAAAATGTCGAGAAGAGTTTTTGTTGACATAGTAACGAGTCTTGCTCCCGTAGAGAAAAGAACAAAGGGTACGCCTTGCTCTAACTGCAACGGATACGGAAAAATTCGTGGATACACAAAATTAGGTGCGCTTAGTAAAGTACAGAAAACTTGTAAAGAATGTAACGGTGTTGGTGTAAAGTATCAAAAACTTTCTGAGGCCGCTGGACTTAAAGTTACACCTAGAGATCAGTACGACGTAGCATCAGCAGGATTTAAGACAGATAAACAAACTCTTCTTGAGCTTTCTACTACACAACAAGGAGTAGCCAAAGAATTTATAGATAAGTATATGAGATATTCTCAAGTTAGAACTTATCTAAAAACTTTTGTAAGTTCTCTTGAAGCTTATCAAGATGACGAGTGTTTTATACACCCACAGTTTATGCAATGTGTTACCTCTACTGGTAGGCTCAGTTCTCGCGCTCCTAACTTTCAGAACATGCCTAGAGGTTCTACCTTTCCAGCAAGAGAAGCCATCGTATCCCGTTTCGATGGTGGCTACATCTTAGAAGGAGACTACAGACAACTTGAGTTTAGAGTTGCAGGGTTTCTATCGGGTGATAAACAAATATATGAGGACGTAAAAAATGGTATTGATGTTCATTCTTATACTGCCGATATCATGGGGGTCGATAGACAGTCAGCCAAAGCACATACATTTAAACCTTTGTACGGTGGAACAAGAGGAACACAACAGGAGATGCGTTACTATGATGCGTTTAAACTAAAGTATAGTGGCATATCTTCTTGGCATGAAAAGCTACAGAGAGAAGCTGTAGACACCAAGAAAGTTGTGTTACCATCAGGAAGAGAATATAACTTTCCTAATGCAAAGTTTAATAGAAATGGCTCTGCGGTAGGAGCAACAGCTATTAAAAATTATCCAGTACAAGGATTTGCTACTGCAGATATATTACCTCTTGCTCTTATTAATATGCACAAAGCACTTGACAATATGAATAGTGTTGTGATAAATACAGTTCACGACTCTATTGTTGTTGATGTTCACCCCGATGAAAAAGATGAAGTAATACAACTACTAAGAGATTCTATGTTGTCAATTAAAGACGAATGTTCTAAGCGTTATTTAATTAACTTTGATATGCCTATTGACATAGAATTAAAAATAGGCAACGATTGGCTAAATCTAAAGGAGATTTAAAAACCTATGACTGATACAAACTTAACAACTGTTGAAGATTTAAATAAAATTAGCACTGAAAATCTTGCTGCCATGATAGGCCAAGTAGGTTTAGGTAAACCTGTTAACTCTGGTATACCTAGATTTGCCATTGAACAGATGGCTGAGAATGATGAAGGAGAGCGACTACCGAAAGGTAGTTACAGAATGAAGGTAGATGGTCAAGATTATTACTTTGATGGTGATCCTCTTGTACGTCTATATGTAAGGTACTTTGCATACGATGCGTTTAATGCAGACAACCCAAAGGAAAGCCCCCGAACAGTTATGAAGCCTTCTCTAAAGGAAGACTTTCCAGACTCTAAAGGTGGAATGAAGTGTGGTAAGCTAACGCCACAAGAGATAGAAGCCCTACCTAAAGACTCTAGTTTATTAGCTGCACAGAAAGCTATTAAATGCACACAGATTATCTACGGCTATGTGCATCAGGGTATTGCAAAAACAATAGATGGTGAAGAGCAAGACATGGCTGGCACACCTTTTGTATGGTCAGTACGTGGATCTGCTTTTCAACCTTTGTGGAATTACATAGGAAAGCTTGGTCAAAAGAATATTATGTTTTCCAATGTCATTGAACTTAAAACTAAGCGCAACAAAATGGGGTCAGTGACGTACTTCACGCCAGAGCTTAGTGATGTTGAGAAACTAAAGCTTAACGATGATGATGTTGGGCGTATCAATACGATTATGGATGACATTAAGAGTTATAATGATCGTATTATTACACAACATAAAGAGCATCTAAAAGATAAATTAACTTCTGAAGAATTAGATGTGAGTGACAGTTTGGAAGTTGCCTAGTGTCTTTACTTTTAAATCAAGTAAAGATATTTCTTGAGTCGGCTGCTAGGGGGGAGTCCAAAGGGATTTCCCCCGAACTCATAGAAGAATTTAAAGAGGCGTGTGGCAACTCTCTAGAGAAACAATTCAATCAGCCTAATACTAAGAGAATACGTATGTCTGCTCTTGGCAAGCCTCTGTGCCAGCAACAGCTTGACATTAACTCCGATGAGGAAGAGCAAGTAGATTATACTCTGCTTATGAAGTTTCTTATGGGAGACTTGCTTGAAGCGTTAGCCATAGCAATTATGAAGTCTGCAGGTGTTAACATAGAGAACGAACAAGAACCTGTAGAACTTAATTTTAGTAAAGATGGAAAAAATTTTGATACAGTAAATGGCACTTATGATGTTAAGATTGATGGTAAGGTGTACGACATAAAGACGGCATCTCCCGCAGCGTTTAACACCAAGTTTGGTAGCTTTGGTGGATATTCAAAGATAAAGAGTGATGATCCTTTTGGCTACGTAGTGCAGGGCTACCTATACGCAGAGGCTGCTGGCTACCCCTTTGGTGGATGGATAGCAATTAATAAGGCTACAGGAGAGTGGTCAGTGTGTGAAACACCTGATCTAACAGACAGGGATAGACAAGACGCTCTTGATCTAGCAAAGAAAAATCTGTACACTATTCTAGATAAAAAACCATTTAAAAAGTGTTTTAAAGAAACTACAGAAGTCGTTAGAAAGCGGGGTCAGTCTATAACTACAGGTAATAAGTTACTGCCCAAGAACTGTTCGTACTGTGGTTACAGGGAACATTGCTGGCCTAAGTCTTCTTATGAGAGAAAACCATCTATACGAGAAGACTCAAAGGCACATGCTTGGTATGCTAAATACGTGACTTCAGAGCTATAGTATGCCTATATATTTAACAGACAAGGTGACTGAATTTGATATTGAACACAATGATAATGCTTACTTTGTATATTTTGATTCTTTAAAAAAAGATAACAATATGCTTACTACTCTTATGCTAAGAGATAAGGACAATGGTATACCTATAATATACAGAACTAATATGTCTGACTCTGGCAACTGGTTACAAGACTATAATAATAATATAGATTATCTAAAAGAAATTAATAAGTGTATATCTTTAATTAACAAAGTAATAACAGAAAATAAATTACTGGTGTTTCCCATGCACTCTTTTAATATAATACTTCACAGTATGGATAAAGAGGTTGCTGATCTATATAAGAATAAGTTGGAGCATGTTATTAAAAGCTCAAGTTTAAAAAAGGATTTTGTAAGCCATGCGCTATCGTTCAAACTTTGAGGCAGAGGTAGGCAGGGCTTTGTATGAGAGAGGCGTTGACTTCAAATACGAACCAAATAAGATACCGTTTCAACCAAAACCAAGGGTGTACATACCAGATTTTTATGTTCCAGATAATGATTTTTACATTGAAGTTAAAGGCAGACTTATTCAGTCTGACCGTGTTAAACACGTTCTCGTTAAAGAACAGAACCCTGACCTAGAAGTAAAATTTTTATTTCAAAATGCCAGACAAAAAATTTACAAAGGTTCTAAAACTACTTACGCTGATTGGGCAGAAAAATACGGCTTTGAGTGGTCAGAAAAAAAATTACGGACGGAGTGGTTTAATGGAAGATGATATGGAAAATAAAATTTTGTTACTGCCAGACGCAGATCAAACAGACATTGCTATGGAGTCTATGCAGCTTGCAGACGATAGGCTTTATATAATTTTACACGCAAAGAGTGAGGATAATGTTTCTGTAAGGATGTATGATACTACAGGAGCAGAAGATATTACAGGGGCGCACGTTCTTCTTCACGGTTTAATTCACCTTCTTGACAATGATTACGATGCGGTTGTAGAATACGGACATCAAGCAATAATTGAAAAACTTATGGAGTCGGGAGAAGAAGACTTTAACATAAGAGACTTATCGGATAACGTAGTCCACGTTACATTTAGTAAGGATAATTAAATGTCAATGTCAGATGACGAATATAGATTTGAACATGAAAGCCATGAAGATTATATGATACGTAGGCTAAAACAGGAAAAAGAAAAAGCTCTAAATAAACAAATAGGGGGAGAACATTATAAGGATTGTGGTATACAACCTGTAGAATATATTCATGCAAATAAATTAGACTACTTTGAAGGTAATGTAGTCAAATACATTACTAGGCATAGGACAAAGGGAGAAGGTCGTAAAGATATAGAAAAGGCAATTCACTATGCACAGCTAATATTAGCATTAAATTATAATAGCGGAGAGGAGACAGATGGCTAATAATTATTTACCTACTCTTTATCAAGAGTTCATACATTTATCACGTTACTCTCGTTGGTTATACGACGAGGAAAGAAGAGAGACTTGGCCTGAAACAGTTGGCAGGTACTTTTCATTCTTTAAAGAACATTTAAAAGAGTTACATGATTATGATTTACCAGATGATCTTGCAGAAGAGCTAGAGGAAGCGGTACTCTCTCTAGAGGTTATGCCATCTATGCGCTGTTTAATGTCAGCAGGAGAGGCCCTAAAGCGAGAGAACATAGCGGGTTATAATTGTTCTTATGTTGCTATTGATCGTGTGCAGTCTTTTGATGAGATACTATACATACTTATGAATGGTACTGGCGTAGGCTTCAGTGTTGAACGTCAGTTTGTTTCTAAGCTACCTGAAGTAGCGGAAGACTTTAACCATACAGACTCTACTATACTTGTAGCAGATAGTAAGATGGGTTGGGCAAAGTCTTTAAAAGAACTTATTGGTATGCTCTATGTAGGTCAAATACCTAAGTGGGACTTATCTAAAGTGCGTCCAGCAGGTTCTCCTCTTAAAGTTTTTGGTGGTAGAGCGTCAGGCCCAGAGCCACTAGAGTCACTGTTTGAGTTCTGTGTAAAAATATTTCAAGGTTCAGCAGGTCGTAGACTTAACTCTATAGAGTGTCACGACATTGTATGTAAGATAGGAGAGATTGTTGTTGTGGGTGGTGTGCGTAGGTCTGCACTTATTAGTCTATCTAATCTATCTGATGATCGTATGCGACATGCAAAGGCAGGGCAATGGTGGGAAGCTAATCCACAAAGGGCGTTAGCTAACAACTCTGCTTGCTATACAGAAAAACCAGACATAGGCATCTTTATGGATGAATGGAAAGCACTCTATGATTCCAAGTCTGGTGAGCGTGGCATCTTTAATCGTGAGTCGGCTGTAAGAATGGCTGATAAGAATGGGCGCAGAGAGACAGAGGGGTGGGAGTTTGGTACTAATCCATGCTCAGAGATCATATTGAGGGATCGTGAGTTCTGTAATCTATCTGAGGTTGTTGTACGATCAGACGATACTCCTGAGACTCTGAAAAGAAAGGTACGACTAGCTTCTATATTGGGTACTATTCAATCAACGCTTACTAATTTTAAATACGTATCTAAAACGTGGCAAAAGAATTGTTCAGAAGAGAGGCTACTTGGTGTATCTCTTACAGGTATAATGGATTGTACGCATACTAATGGTAAGTATCTTACACACAAAGAGCTACCCGAACTACTAGAAAAGTTAAAAGAAACAGCAGTAAGTACAAATAAGAAGTGGGCAGGAGAGATTGGTATTGCTCAGTCTGTTGCTGTTACTTGTGTTAAACCTTCTGGTACAGTTAGTCAGCTAACTGACGCAGCCTCTGGCATACACGCAAGACATAATCCTTTCTACATACGTACAGTAAGAGGTGATAAGAAAGACCCTTTAACGAAGATGATGACAGAGTGTGGGTTTCCTGTAGAGAATGATGTTATGAAACCAGAACATACTTCTGTGTTCTCATTCCCTATGAAGGTAGGTCGCGGTGCAGTCTTTCGTACAGATATGTCAGCCATTGAGCAATTAGAACTGTGGCTTATATATCAAAAGCACTGGTGCGAACATAAACCATCTGTTACAATCTCAGTTAAGGAGCATGAGTGGATCGACGTGGGAGCATGGGTGTATAAACATTTTGAGTATATGAGTGGTGTGTCGTTTCTACCGTTTAGTGATCACTCCTATCAGCAAGCACCTTATCAAGACTGTACAGAAGAAGAGTATAAAGACTTGTTAAAGAAGATGCCTAAGAATGTTGATTGGAACAAGTTGTCTGATTGGGAGAGCATTGATATGACAACGGCATCACAAGAGTTAGCCTGTACCGCAGGTGCATGTGAGATAGTAGACTTAGTATAATGATAGAAGTCCCTGTAGACGACAACATAATAGAGTTATCAAAATCTAGAGCAATTAAGATGGGTATAATTAATAACTCTATTATGCAGGGAGATGGTTCGATAGCAGGATTTGTAGGAGAATACATAACTGCTGATATATTAGATGGTGAAGTAATGGACACGTATGATTATGACATACTGTTACGTAATAGTGATACTGTAGATGTAAAGACTAAGCGTGTTTCTTCAGCACCTAGAGATTATTATTCCTGTTCTGTTGCAAACTACAACACCAAACAGAAATGTAGCTACTACGCTTTTACAAGAGTTCTTAATAACATGAGCAAAGCTTGGTATCTAGGAAAGATATCTAAAGAACGATTTTACGACATAGCAACTTTTCATAAAAAAGGAGATGTTGATCCAGATAACAGTTTTGTTTTTAGAGCAGACTGTTATAATATACCTATAAGGGAGTTAGAGTAATGAGTAGCACAAAGAGCATGGCACTTTTGTACCAGTTTAAGGTCAGCTTAAATACAAATGGAGAGCTTGTTGTTGATTGGGAAGGACCACCACCTTCACAAGAAGTAATAAATGCGTTTGATGAGTGGAATGATGATTACGAACAGACAAAAAAAATAGCCTCGCTATGTGATCATTTGCGAGACTACAGTAATTTTCAGTATAATGAGATTAGAAAGCTACTCTCTGCTTAGAAAATAGCTAAATCGACGCTAGGTGGGGTAGAAGCCCTGTACAGAAGAAAGTGGTATCTTTGTAGGGTAGGGGTGCCAAGACATAAGAGATGGACACTCAGCGGGGCTTTACGGCCCTGTTTTTTTTTAAATTACTTCTTATTTTCTTGTTTTATAGCGTTTTCGTAATATATTATGATTTGCTTCTGTTGTTCTATGTATCTTTTGATCTCAGACATATTCAGTGCAAGATTTTCATAATCTCTCACACTTATTGCGTAGAATAGAAAACTCCCTACGTCTTTTTCAAATCTAACTTTAAACTTTTCAAAGTTTTCTTCTGTCACGACATAGAATTTAAGATCTGTCATATCGACAGGACGAGGACGAGACTGTACAGGAATCTTTCTCTGTACCTCTATCGTGCTTACCTTTAACTCCTTGGTCTTATTCCAAGAGAAACACCCACTAGTTAGGAGAAGGAGTGGTAATGCGCTCAAGACTATTAAGTAATTTTTTAGTGCCATTGTTTATCTTCTTTTCTACTAGGTCAGGCTTCTGCTGACTCAATCTAGTTAAGTCGTGCTTTCTAAGTGCGCCTATTAACTTGTTCCTATATTTGTTGGCTATCTCTAACTTAGCCTGAAGTCCTTGGTTAAGTTTGTCAAACCTCTCTCTGTCCTCTACCATAGCTTGAATAGTAACGTCTTGTTGTTGCTTTGCTGTATGTAGTTTAGCATTGTTCTTTGTAAGAACAGAGATACGTTCTTGTGTGTCTTTGTAGTAGTAGTACCCGCCATAAGCGGCTGATCCTACAAAGCCAAGAACTATAATTAACATATATATTTTTAGCATCATGTTACTTGCCTTTAGACATATACGCAGTCATTCCCATATACGCTCCTACAACTCCTGCCATTCCTATATAGAAAGTTGCAAAAAGTGAGCCTAACGCTGCAACTCTGGAGTCAGGAAAGATTGGAAGAAATACAAGAGCAGTAAAAGCTATCATAACGATAAGGGATACCCATGCCATACGTCGTTGGGCATCCATCTTCTCTGCATTTTCTATTGCTTCTAGAGCAGCTAATTCTGAGTCGCTGACTACGCCATCCCCATCTAGGTCTAGTTTAGAGTATGCACTATCTTTTTCTAGTTT